AGGATTTCAAGGCGCAATTAATTACGAAAAAAATACCGTTGATATTTATAGGCTTGCTGATGCCTTTAAGAAGTTAAAAGATTTAGGCAAAGAAGAAATTGGTTTATCTTTAGCTTCACAACTTGGCATTAATAGAAATACATTTTTTGTATTAGAAAATGGTTCTGCCGTTGTTCATAAACTTTATGATGAAAGTTATAAACTTTCAGGCGTAAATGAAAAAAATGTAGAACAAGCAAAAAAACTTCAAGAAGAATTTGGCAATCTAGCTAATTCATTTGCAGGTGCTAAAAATAGCATCATGGATGGGTTATATCCTACTTTAATGTTATTAGTTAAAGGCATGGAAGATGTAGTTTCAATTTATACAAAGGCTAGTAAAGCAGTAGATAAATTTGAAACAAGCATTGGGATGTCTAATCTGACCAAATCCCTTGAAAGAATAATGCCTCTTTTTGGATTAATTTCTTATATTTTAGATAAAACTGTTCATACCGAAGGTCAAATTGACCAAGCCACTGGTAAAAAATGGCATTCACAACAAAGAGCTGGTGGAAAAGGTTTTGAATGGGTTTTACAAGATAATGCACAAACTACAACACAATCTCAAGGTGGTAGTAGAAACGAAAGAAATCGCAATCCTGGAAATATAAAATACGGTGATTGGGCTAAAGCTCATGGAGCAACAGGACAAGATTCGGGTGGATTTGCTATATTTCCTGATATGGCTACAGGACAAAAAGCTCTTGATGATTTATTAGTTAATCAATACTACAATAAAGGTCAAAAAAGCATTGCTTCAATTATTGGTGGTGTAGGTGGAAGGTATCCTCATGCTTATTCATCTACTGACCAGTCATCATATATTAATTTCTTATCTAAAAAATTAGGAATAAATCCTAATCAACAATTAAATTTAGACCAATTACATGGGATGGCAAATTTAATTCCGCAATTTGAAGGAATGAGTGGAGCAAGAGCAAATACATCACGCAGTAGTAATGAATCTAATAATATTACAAGTAATGTTCAAAATCTAAATGTATACACTAATACTAATGACCCAAACAAAATGTTAAATGATATTGAGCAAGCTGCTAAAAATAATCCTATTATTGCTTCAGGAATGGCGGGGGCTAGATAATGGCAAATATTCCATATCCTGACGTACCTAATTTGCCAGGTGTTCCAGCAATTCCACGTTCACCATCGTCACCAACTCCGCCTATTAATAATATAAGCACAGCAAGAATACCTAATAACGCTTATGGTATTCAATGGGGGTTTGTTGATTCAACAGGTGTTAGCGTTATTACTCCTGATTCATTCATTGAATTCGAATATCGTGAAGAACGTAAAGTTCCTAATTATCCTGTTGAGGGCGGTAGTTTTTCAAGTTACAACAAAGTTGCATTGCCTTTTGATTTGCGAGTAACTGTTTCATGTAACGGCAATGGTGCAATGAGTAAAGAAACTTTTTTAAGCACAATTGAACAACTAATCAATTCTTTAACATTAATTAATGTTATTACGCCTAATGCAACTTACAACAATTGTAATTTAATTCACGTTGATTATCGTAGAGAAGCAAAACAAGGTGTTTCTTTAATTATTGCTCAATTATGGTTTCAAGAAATTAGAATTGCTCAACAAGCGGTTCCAACAACTTCTGCACCTAGCGGAGCAACAACATATCTTAATGGTCAAGTTTCACCAATTACATATACTCCGCCAGTAACTCCACTTTTATTTGCGCCAACGTGAGATAACTATGTATCAAACTATTCCTCTTAACGCTGTTGCATCTCAATCATTCTCTGTTCAATTGGGAACTCAGAATTGTGATATTAATATTTATCAAAAAAGCACAGGTTTGTATTTTGATATAACTGTTAATGGTACTGAAATAGTTAGCACCATGATTTGTTTAAATTTAGTTTATTTGATTAGAGAAGCCTATTTAGGATTTTCAGGAAATCTATTTTTCTTTGATACTCAAGGAACTAATGACCCTGATTATACAAGTTTAGGTTCAAGATATATTTTGGTTTATCAATCATGAGTTTTGCAATACGCCAAATAAATTTGCAATTTACAAGCATAAATGGTCAACCATTAAATCTTCAAGGTTTAAGATGTTCTGCGATTATTACAAATCCAGGCGGAAATAGTGCTTATGGAACTTTGCAATTAAAAGTATATGGAATGACATTAGCTCAAATGAATGAATATTCTAGTTTCGGAGCTAATATGGTTGGAGTTCAAAATACAACTGTAGTTGTTAGTGCTGGCAATCAAGGTGACGCTGCATTACAACAAGTATTTTCAGGAACAATCATTTCTAGTTTTATTGATTTTTCAAGCGTTCCTGATGTTGCTTTCAATTGTTCTGCGGTAACTGGATATTTTGCAAAAGGTAATACTATTGCATCAAATAGTTTTCAAGGTTCTCATAATGCAGAAGATATTATTCAAGCATTGGCATTAACAAATGGATTTAAATTTTTAAATGGCACGGGTTCAAATAAAGCTCACGCTGTATTACAAAATCAAAATGTTTACGGCTCTGCTGTTGACCAAATGCAAACAGTTGCTAATAATGGTGCTTTTCCTTTAAAAATAGAAAACAATACTGTTTATATTTGGGCTAACAATGGCAATGTTGATAATGTTATAATTGATGTAAGTCCTGAAACTGGAATGGTTGGTTATCCTTCTTATTGGATGAGTGGTTTTACTGTTAAATCAGAATTTAAACCTTTAATTGCCAATGGAAGAACTGTTAATTTAACTTCTTCTATTCCAAAAGCAAACGGACAATTTCCAGTTCATACTTGCACGCATGAAATTAGCACATTGACCCCTGATGGTCCTTGGTTTACAACTTCACAATTGAATCCATCTATATATGTCGCTCCAAACTAATCACGTTCCTGCGGATAATGCTTCTGAAATAGGAAGATTAAATTTTATTATTAAATCTGCAATGTCGGGTTTAAGAACAGCTATGCCTGTTAAAGTTTTATCTGTTACCAATTCGGGCGGTGTTTCACCCGTAGGATATTTAAGCGTTCAGCCTTTAGTTAATGCTGTTGATGGTAATTTAAACTCTTGGATTCATGCGCCTATTTATAATGTTCCTTATATGAGAATACAAGGCGGTTCTAATGGAATTATTTTAGACCCTGCTGTTGGTGATATTGGAATTGCAAGTGTTTGCGACCGAGATATATCAACTGTTAAAAATTCAAAATCAATTTCAGCTCCTGGTTCTAGTCGTAAACATGATATGTCAGATATGGTTTATCTAATGACTGTTATTGGTGCAGCACCTACGCAATATGTTCAATTTAATAGTTCAGGAATAACAATTACATCGCCAAATAATGTCACAGTAAATGCACCAACGGCAGTCGTAAACGCATCAACTAATGTTACAATGAACACACCAATTTTAAAGGTAAGTGGCGATATTATAGACAATTACAATACCAATACACATACAGTGGCTCAAATGCGTAGTCTATACAATAGCCATATTCATTCTGACCCACAAGGCGGAAATACTGGAACTCCAAGCAATTCAATGTAAGGTGATATATGACAATAATTCAAAATAGTTTACTTCTTGACCAAGCACAATGGGATATTGTGCTTGATGTAAACGGAAATATTGCTCTTGCTAGTGCGCCTTATTCTATTGCTCAAGATGTTGCTTCTGCCGTTAGAACGTTTGTCGGTGAGTGTTGGTATGATAATTCTTTAGGGCTTCCATATTGGCAAAATATTTTAGGTAAATTTCCACCTTTACAATTTGTTGACCAAAAAATTACTGAAGCTGCATTTACTATTCCTAATGTTTCAAAAACTAAAGTAACATTTACATCTTTTACTAATCGTGTTTTGTCAGGTGAAATACAAATTATTGACACAGATGGTGTAATTAACAACGTAGCCTTTGGATAAACTATATGACAACTAATGTCCCACAAATAACTTGGGTAAATGGCAGTCCAGTATTACCTGCTGAAACAGATATTTTAGCAGGAGTTCAAGCCGATATTAATGCTGCTTTTGGCGGTGGCGTAAATCCATCACTACAAACTCCTCAAGGTCAAATTGCACAATCTGAAACGGCTATTATTGGTGAGAAAAACAATGAAATTGCTTATATCGCAAATCAAGTTAATCCATCAATGGCTTCAGGAATTTGGCAAGATGCTATCGGTGAAATTTATTTTATTACTAGAATCCCTGGAGCTGGTACAGTGGTATCTT